TTTGAAGCTAAACTATTCCAACGGGCATCAGTCAAACAAAAAGCAGGCAAGCAGTTAACGGATCGAGAACAGAAAATTGTAGAAAAGTTTGAAAGTATTGTGGGTTTTGAAGATGAATATGATGAAGATAAATATGTAACGGCATAGGAATTAAATTCCATTGCGTGGAGGTGTAAAATGGCCTTTGATATTTACGGAAATCGTCTTAGACGAGGACATTGTGAAGTACATCCAGATATATCTGAACCATATCCATGTTATTTGTGTTATCAAGAGCAACTCGAAAAAAGGCATAGAAGAGCGATGGAGGAAGAGTATAGGCGAGAATATGAGGAAGAAATGCGCAAATTGGTAGAAATGGAGGCGCAAGATGAAGTTTAAACTTCAATTAATCCTGTCTATAAGCGTATGGCTTATATTCCTGACTTTCATTGGCATTATGATTCATCATACCAATCAGTTAAAAACACTCGAAGAACGAATAAATCAAGCTGAAACGCGGATGGAAACCGTCGAAGAAGTCTTTGGACAAGCCCAAACCATTAAACAACGGATTAACCGAGTAAATCCTAAAGCAAATGCGTCTAATATTGCTTACATGATTCTACATCTGTCCAGCAAGCACAAAGTCGATTATCGACAAATCACAGCACAGGCTGAGGTTGAATCAACTTACAAGGTTAACGCTGTCGGACGACGTGGCGAAAGGGGATTGTTGCAGGTTCGCCCTGCAACTTTCTCCGAACATGGAAGTGGAGATATCAACGATTGGCGAGATAGTTTAGAAGCTGGAGTTAAATATATGGCTTGGCTTAATAAACATTACGGCGAGTCAATACTGAGTTATAATGCCGGGCCCAATCATCCAAGAAAACACATTGTTTCGAGAGGGTATTCAGCGAGAGTCAAGCAGAGAATAGCGAGATTGGTGATGATAGAATGACAACGTTTACAATTCCAGGAGAGCCAATGGGCAAACAACGTCCGAAATTCGCTAGGGCTGGACAATATACAATGACGTATACGCCTACCAAAACCATGAATTATGAAACATTAGTCAAAGAGATGTATGTCTTATCAAAAGGACAATATTACGAAAACAAACAATTAAAGATTAATGTAAAGGCATATTTCTCGATACCGAAAAGTAAAAGCAAAAAAGTCCAAGAAGCGATGAAAAATGGTTGGATACGACCAGTAAAGACTCCGGATTGCGACAACATTTTAAAATTAATCTGTGATGCTCTAAATGGTATTGCCTATCAAGATGATAAGCAAATAATTGAGGCCAACATAAGCAAATGGTATTCAGATAAGCCGAGAGTAGAAGTATCGCTAACTGAAGTATACTGTGAAACAAAGGAGGTGGCATAGTTTGATGATTCTTTGAAAAATGCATTGAATCTAAGGAAGGGGGCGGTTAAGTGAAAACAGAACTAGTAGAATACAAATTAATTGACTGGGTATTATTTAATATTGATTTAATTAAACAACTATTAAAAGAAATGAAATACACTGGGGCGGCTGTTGTGTATAGTGATTCGCCGGGTCTTGAAGTTGTAACTGATAAGATGGAACGAATCATCGTTTTCGTGGACGATGCCTTAAAAGTGGTTGAAACCATTGAAAAAGCCATAGAAAAAATCTGTGAAGACGATGACCTATTTGACATCTTCACCGAGGTGTATTTTGAACAGAGGAAACTAGCCGACATCCCGATAGTATTGCGAGAAAAATATCAAAAACAGATAAGTGAAAGAACAGTAAAAACAAAGAAACGACAGATACAGAATATTGTAAGAAAATATCTATCTGATGAGGATATCGAGATTGAATTTATCGCTTCACTGATGTCTGCATTGAAAATTAATCCAAAAAGTGCAAAGGCATCATAAAAAAGTGCAAAAATCGTTTGCAAAAATTGCACTTTTATAGGAAAATAAGGGTGAGGAAAGTCTATCCTCGGAAGCCTCAGATAAAATCGGGGGCTTTTTGTTAGACACATATAGACACATATCGATAGAGGATGCCCGAGAACCTCTTAAAACATGCGGGAAGAAGCCCCATTGTTGTTTTGGGGGGCTTGTAAATAACGGGTGGCAAAGCCTTAAATGGATCATCCAGCCAGCTTAATATATTTAGCGAGTGGTAGAGTGGTCGATTATACCTGACTGTAAATCAGGAGCGTCGGCCACGATGGTTCGAATCCATCTTCGCCCACCATAAGCCGAGTTAGCTTAATTGGTAGAGCGACGCTCTTGTAAGGCGTTGGTTGCAGGTTCGAATCCTGCACTCGGCTCCAGATTAACCTTTAGCACTATATGTGCTAATAAAATAAACCACAATCTTGTATCAAATCCAAAAAGTTGGAGGCGATAGGATGAACATGTAATATGCGTGTAGCTAGAATAAATTGAATAAAAAGCACTCGTTGAGCTCAGGCACGAGTGCTTTTTGATTAATAACCCTTTTGGGATGATATAGATAGACTGAACCCAGGAAGGGGCTGAATTTCGGGTGGGGGATTTTGTATTTGAATTTGATGCTTTAAGGAAACAAGGAAAAAGCGTCGAAGAAACATGCGATATATTAGCATCAAAATATAACTGCACTCCTGGATATATACGCAAAAAATATTATTTAAAGAAAAACAAACAGGCAAAACAAAAGACTGAAAAATCTTTCAATATCCATGAATCAGTTTTAAAGCTTACTGAAAAAGAAATTGAACTTCATACAATATGTGAAAGAATAGGAATTTCAGAGCGTCAATTAGCAGCCACTATCGAGGATTTGAGAGATAGTGGTTTTGTTTTTACTGAATACGACGGAAAAATAAAGCTTTCGAAAACCGTTATTCCACAGGACAACATACATGAAGAAAAGTGGGATGGTAGTAAAATAATCCGATTCGGAGCGGTATCGGATGTCCACTTTTGCTCCAAATATCAACAGAGAACCCATCTTGAAACCCTATACGATATTTTTCGACGTGAAGGCATTACAACTGTTTACAATGCCGGAGATTTGACAGATGGATTTAAAATGCGACCCGGACATGAACACGAAATATTTGTTCATGGAGCCGACGATCAAGAGCAATACGTCATCGATAACTATCCGAAGCGCGAAGGAATAGTTACTAAACTTATTCTTGGTAATCATGACGGATCGCACATCAAAAATGGCGGGCATGATATTGGGGTTCCGATAGCCAAAGCTAGACCAGACATGGAATATCTAGGGATGTATAATGCTAAGGTCTATTTGACTCCTAATTGTGTTTTAGAGATCAATCATCCTCTTGACGGTGCGAGTTATGCGCTGAGTTATACCTTACAAAAATACATTGACTCCATGAGTGGTGGTGAGAAGCCGAATATTTTGCTTAACGGGCATCACCACAAAGCCATGTATATATTTTATCGCAATGTACATGCTTTTGAAGCCGGAACACTTTGCGCTCAAACACCTTGGATGAAAGGTAAGCGGATTGCAGCTCATGTTGGCGGATGGATTATTGAAGTCCATGTGAATGATGATGGTACAATTAGCCGGTGCAAAGGCGAATTTATTCCGTTTTATCGATCAGTAGAACATGACTATTAAATCGTGGAAAATCAAAATTCAAACCATTGAATTGGTAGCAGCGGCAAAGGAATATTCTTCGAGCAAGGAAAGCAGCGAAAGCACTATGGAAATTAGGGTTTTATGTGATTTGTCCACATCTGAATACTGCCAATTTTGATGGGATTGTGCCAGATCAGAATTTTCTGGATGGCACTATGGAAATGATGCGCCGTTGCGTTCTTGTTGTATTATTGCCTGGCTGGGGAGATTCGAGCGGTTCTATTAAAGAAAAATCGGAAGCGGACAGACTCGGGATCCCTACTTATGGGATTTCTTTATTTTTATGACGATGAAAGAGCGAGGGGAGTTTTGGACAATGTTAAAAAACGTTGGTAAAGATGCTCCTATTGTAGTAAATGAGAAAGGCGGCAAACAATCCAAAACCGCTTATGCTTTCCACCTGTGCGATTATGACGCATTATTGGCGTTGGCTGAAGTTCTCCAAGAAGGTGCCGAAAAATACGAGCGTGACAACTGGCGCAAGATTCCGGCAGAAGAACATTTCAACCATATGTTGATTCATGCTATTGCTTATCTCAAAGGCGATAAACAAGATGACCATTTAGGCCATATGTTCTGTCGAGCGATGATGTTCTATGCAACTGCAAAAGCGGAGGAAGAAGCGAGGCAAAATGCCAATTGATTACAATGCTATAGCATCGGCCGGCGGATTCGGCAAGACCGCTCAAAAGAAACCAAAAGAATCGGCCAAGCTTAAACAGAAGAAACCCTTAAAATCCAACAACAAACCAGTTCCCCTTGAACTTAAACGAGAAGTTTTACGAGTTAAGGGGAATTTTTGTTTAGCTGGTTTTTGTCCTATATGCGGAGGACGAGCAATAGTAACCGAACATGATGACGCACATCACTATCCGCATAGGAGCCGTGGTGGAAAAGATTGCGTGGAGCATTTATGGTTAATGCGCCATGAATGTCATATGGAATTACATTTACATCCGCTTATTGAGAAGCAAGTGTTTGCTGAGATACTACAAAAAGCCAATGAGATGTTAAAGAAGGCTGATAAGGATGCGAAAAGAAGCAAAAAAGAAACGAAATCCAAAAAGAAAGCAAGTTGATCAGAAACAGCAGATGACTGACAACTTGTTTTTCTTTAGGCCGAACGAGCATATAAAAACGCAAGTTCACAAAGGAGAAAAACGATGATCGGTCAAATCCTGGCAATAGCCGATGACCGTAAATCAGTTTATATCGAATTTCAAGAGCCAGTTAAATTCAAACTAAACCAGCCGGTAGAAGTCAAAGAGCATCGACCGCAACGAACGTTGCAACAGAACCGACTTTACTGGGGCTTTCTGCAATGGTGCATCAGTCGCGAAGGCGGAGGATTAATCGATGAAGGACATTTTTCAGTAGACGGGCTGCATGCTGATATCAAAGCCTGGATTCAATCCGAATACCCAAATCAATTCAATTTCAAAGAATTGTTTTCAAGTGCTGCATTGAATACCAAAGAATTCACGGAGTTTATTGAGTTAGTAGATAGAGAGCTGATGGTTAAATTTTTCGGGATTGACACGAGTCCTTTTTGGAAGATAGTTGATGATGGAGTGCCGTTTTAGGGGTGAGGTGAGTGCCAAATAACGAACTGAGGAAACAAATACTAAGCGAGATTGCAGCAGGCGCAACTCCGAAGCAATGTGCTTTGAAATATAATATTTCGGATAGCACCATTAGGTCGTGGGTGCATAGAGAGAAAAAAAATAAAGGCGCAACGTTGCAAACCGATAAACCAGCAACGAAACGAAAGAAGAAAAATGCAACGGCGCAATCGAAGGAACCTGTTATCAAACTTGAAGACGTTAATGAAGATTTAACCGAAAAACAGCGTCTTTTTTGTTGGCTTTATATCCATAACTACAATGCAACAATGGCTGCACGAAAGGCTGGGTATTCAGAAAAGACAGCTCATGTTATTGGCTATGAGCTATTAAGAAACCCTAAAGTTAGAGCTGAGATAGAACGACTCAAAAAGTTAAAAGCAGAGTCGATTATGCTCACCGAGGAAGATATAGTTGAACGTTATATGAGAATTGCTTTTGCTGATATGACTGACTTTATTGATTTTGGGCAAGAGGACGTCATAATCGGAAAAGACGATGATGGAAATGAAATCAAGGCCAAAGTGAATTATTTAAATTTTAAGGATTCCAATATTGTTGATGGAGGATTAATCTGTGAGATTAGCAAGAGTAGGAATGGAGTCAAGTTAAAATTGGAAGACCGATTAAAAGCGCTTCAATGGTTGAGTGATTACTTTTGTATGAATCCCATGAGTAAGCACAAGGTGGCATATGACAATGCAATACTCAAGATGAAAGAACGAGAACTTAAATTGAAGGAGTTTTAAATATGGCTCAGGAGTTTTCTAAGCGGCTATATTTGTCCAAAGAATGGATTAGCCTGCGCAATAAATTAATCGTTGAGCGAGGGCCTAAATGCGAGAAATGCGGCAAGTTGGTAGCAGATACATCTAAGCTGATTGCTCACCACAAAACAAAGCTGACACCGCAGAATATCAACAATGTCAATGTGACTTTGAATCCAGACAATGTTGAATTGTATTGTTTCGATTGTCACAATAGAGAACCTGGACATTTTCTCTGGCGCAATACTCGTAATGTCTATCTAGTTTACGGTCCGCCTTGCGGTGGAAAGAAAACATTAGTTAATCAGATGGCAGAACGAGGGGACATGATTCTTGATATAGATAAGCTATATGAGGCTATAAGTGGAATGCCACTCTATGACAAGCCAGACAATCTTAGGTTCAATGTATTTGCCTTGAGAGATAAAATGCTAGATATGATTAAAACTCGCTATGGCCAATGGCACGATGCATTTGTAATCGGTGGTTATCCAAATAAAGCAGAGCGCGAACGATTGGCTAGAGAGCTGGGTGCGGAGTTAATCTTTTGTGAGGCAACGCGTGAGGAGTGCAGGTTGAGAGCGTTTGAACGAGGTGGCGATTGGCCGAAGTTCGTCGATAAATGGTTTGAGGAGTACGTGGCTTGAACGGCTATCAACGATATCCCCCCCTACAACAATGATTCTGGCGTGCCAAGCCAGACCGGCGGGGGCACCTCTTTTTCACGCACGGGGTAATTTTGACTTTTCTGATGATGGAAAGCGAAAAACTTTGACTTCGGGTGAAATCTATGGATATTAACCAAGAATACGAGAGAATCAAGTCATTATTTGATGGAATTGATGAAAAACAATTAGCCCTTATTGATGGAGCGATTTGGGAAGCGGCACGATTGCGAGTTGATCTGAATCAACTCAATGAGGTTAAAAAGCAATCCGGCTTAATTAAAGTTGATCCGGAAAATCCACTGAGGCAAAAAGAACTGCCGGTGAGCCGTATGATCGTAAAAGTCCGGGCGAATTATTTAAATTATATCGCGAAGCTTAGTCAGATACTTGGGCGCAATCTTAATGACGAGGAAGATGACGGTCTGTCCGAGTTCGAATAAGTGGTGGTGATGATGCGAGTAGATCGATTAAATAAATTATTTGTCCAATACCCTGATTCATATTTAATTCAATATATGATGAAATGTGAGTCAGGAGAGATTCTGGTTGGCCAGGAATTAAAACAGGAATTCGACCGGATTCTGGATGATTTTGAAAATCCGGACATAAAAATTGATTTTAGTGACGCGATAAAGCGAATTAGATTTATCGAAACCCAATGCAAACATTATGAGGCTCCCTATGCCGGAAAACCTTTTGTGTTAGAACTATTTCAAAAAGCATTTATTGAATCAATCTATATTTTCCAAATCTATGATGAGGAAATAGGGCGATATGTTCGATTAATCCAAGAAGTTCTATATTTGGTAGCACGTAAGAACGGTAAAACGCCACTTATTAGTGCTATTTGTCTAGCAGAATTCTTCTGCGGTGAAATGGGAACCAAAATACTCTGTAATTCCAATGACTATGAACAGGCGGATATAGCTTTTCAAGCGATCAACGCTATGCGTGAGGAAAGTAAGTCGCTTGAGAAAGTCACACGAAAAAATATCCGCGGCATTTTTTTTGGTAATCCGAAACAGCAAAAAAAGAAAGGTAAATTCAGTTTTCAAAACAAAGGAAGTATCAAAAAAATATCGGCTCGAACCGGAGCAAAAGAGGGCAAAAACATCCGTGTGGGCATGTCCGATGAAGTTCATGAAATGAAAGATAACTCATCGATTGAACCGATTCGGCAGGCATTGTCGACGCAGGATGAACCATTATATTTTGAACTGACAACGGAAGGTTTTGTAGAAGACGGGTATCTTGACCATCGTTTAGCTGATGCGCGAAAGGTATTAAAAGGAGAACTTGAACGCCCAAGATGGCGAATTTGGCTATACACACAGGATTCTGAAGAAGAAATTTGGCAGGATGAATCAACATGGGTAAAATCTAATCCTGGCCTGGGTGTAATTAAAAAATGGAGTTATTTGCGGTCAAAGATAGAAGAAGCCAAGACAGACGCTGCTACAAGAACCTTCGTTTTAGCTAAAGACTTCAACATCAAACAAAATGCGGCAACGGCATGGCTGACGGAGGCCGACATTGTCAATCACGAAACATTTGATGTTGAGATGTTTAAAGGGAAATATTATATTGGCGCATTAGATTACGCTGAAACAACTGACCTTTGTAATGCAAAAGCCTTGTTTTATGATAAAGAAACACGCAAAACCTACACTTTGACGATGTATTTTATTCCGGAAACGAAGGCGGATGCAATTTTGGAGGATGAGACCGTCAACAGGCTGAATCCTGAAAAGAAAAATTATCGGGAATGGGCAAAACAAGGATTAGTCACTATCTGTCCGGGTGACGAAGTCGATGCCGAAATAGTGGTTCGATGGTTTTATTCTCTTTATACAGAGTATAAAATGATTCCATTTAAAACCGGATTCGATAACTGGCACGCGAGTGGATTTAAAAAACTGTATGCGGAATATTTCGGAGAAGACGTGTTAGAACGGATTTCTATGGATTTTGCCAGTTTAAGTAATCCTATGCGATTGGTTGAATCAGCGTTGAAGAATAAAACGCTGGTTTATAACAACAACCCGATTGATCGATGGTGTCTTAAAAATACCAGTTTAAAGATGGATAATATCGGGCGAATAATGCCGATCAAACTACAAGGTCAATCAAAAAACAGGATTGACGGTGCATTGGGATTCATTATCGCATACGCCACATTTAGCCGTTATAAAACGGAATTCCTGGAAAGGTGTTGATACTGAGGTGGTGTTAAATTATCTCACTAACATATTAAAGCAGTATAAAGACCGCAAAACACTTAAAACGATTGTATCTATCTTTAACAACCAGACTGCCTTATTTACGTCGTTTGGTCAGGACGTTTATCTAAGCGATTTCGTCAATAACTGTATTGACAGAATCGCGACGGAAATATCAAAGATTAACGTCGTATCAGTAATTCAAAAGCCGAATAGTGTCAAGCAATTGAATGATGACATTACTCGGCTTTTTCGTTTCAAACCGAATCCTTTACAGTCAACTAAAGACTTTCTAGCTTGTTGCGAGTGGCTGAGGCGAAAAACACACAATTGTTTTATATATCCACAGTATGAAACAGTCAGAGACGCCAATGGGAATCAGTTCCGCCGATACCTGGCTTTTTATCCGCTTAATCCGACACAAATCGAAATCGGAACCGATGAGAACGGTAATGTCTGGGAAATTAAATTTTATTGGCAGGATGGGTCCTATGATATTTTGCCGTATTCTGAATTGGTTCATTTGCGATGGAGGAGGGGCAAAAACACTGTTATTGGCGGTGGAGATGATTATGGGCGACCAGATACTAAGGATCTCTTAAAATCGGTTACAACACTTGACAAGGTTCTACAAGGTTTACCGGCAGCATTAGAAAGCAGCTTAAAGATTGCAGGAGTATATCACACGAAATCCTTAGTAGATGCTGATAAGCTGAAAGACACTCGAGAAAAATTCGAGGAACATATCTTCGAAAGTAAAGCTGGCATTATTGCCACGGATTTATCTGGGGAATTTACTCCGGTTAACATGAAGCCGGCCGAAATCAAAGGAGAAGTGCTTACATTCCTTAAAGCGATTATCAGAGAACGATACGGCATTTCTGAGGCAATTTTGTCTGGCGATTACAACGGCGAACAACATAGCGCATTTTACCAAAACTGCATTGAAGATTTTATTATCGAATTCGAACAAGCTATGTCCAGTTGCCTGTTTACTATTCGCGAGCAAGACGTTGGGCATCGGATTAAATGCTATTACAACAAAGTAGACTATTACAGCACGAAAGACAAATTGGAACTAGCGAAACTCGCAACAAATACTGGTCTAATGACGCTAAATGAAATTAATGAAATGTTTGGAATTTCACCGTTTGAAGATGGCGATAGACGGTTGCAAAGTTTGAACTACGTAAATGTTGCGCTGATTGACCGTTATCAATTAAGCAATTCTGGCGCAAGTCAAATTTCAGAAGAATAATACAAGCTATAAAGGGAGGTAAGGTTAGTGAGCGAATTAGAGAATTTATCAGTTAAGTTTAATAAAGAAACATTAACACTAGAAAAAATTGATGAACGTGCGAAAGATTTAGGATTAAATAGAAGTAAGTTTGTTGTTTTAGCGTTACAGATGATGATAAATTTTGATCCTGCATTTTGGGGCAGAATTCAAAGTTATAGCAAGGGGTTAAATGTTCCTGAATGGTTAGTCATTCAAAATATGCTTATTAAGCGATTCGCAAAGGAAGAAGCAGAATATGAGGTTTGTGGAGAGAAGGCGACTATCTTAGAGGAATTTTTAACTTTGCAGGAATCAAGTGGACCAAGAATGGCGACTGGTAAGGAATTATTTAAAATCCTTAAAGAACACTATGTTAAAGAATATGAACGAAATTACTTAAACAGGTAATGAATGGGGAGGATGACGATGAAAACCAAGCGAGAAATTAGAATGATAGAGCTGAGGGCTTTAGAACCTCAAGATGATTCTGATGAAATGATTGTCGAAGGAAGGGCAGTTGTATATGATTCCCCAACGTTGTTATGGGAGAGCTACGACGGGATTAAATACTATGAAGTGATTCAACGCGGAGCATTAGACGGAGCGGATTTATCGGATGTCCCATTCAAGTACAACCATAGCGATAATGTAATGATTATGGCCCGGACCAGAAACAAGACTCTGGAACTCATCAAAGATGACCAGGGTCTTTTAATTCGGGCTAAATTGGCTCCGACAACTGCAGGAAGAGACCTTTATACACTTATTAAACGTGGGGATATCGACAAAATGAGCTTTGCTTTTACGGTTAAGGAAGAGTCGTATGATCGTGAAACTCATACACGAAAAATTATTAGAATCAAAAAGTTGTGGGATGTTGCGGCAGTTGACATCCCGGCTTATGATGACACTTCAATTTCGGCACGTAGTTGGGCGGAGGCTCAGCGTGAAATAGAAGCGGCGGAGGCTGCATCGCTGGAGAGCGAGAAACGGAAGGCGGAGGCCGACCAAATCCAAGCATTAAAAATTAAAAATCGAATTTTAGGGGGTATTTGATTATGAAAGACAAACTGATGAAACTTTTACAAGCAAAGGAAGAACAACGGCAGGCACTGGTTGCCAAATCTGAAAAAAGCGAAGATGTGAATGAGCTGAGATCCATTCACGCTGATATTGAAAAGCTTAATGATGAAATTAGCGAACTGCGCGGGATGATCGCTGACATCGAGAAGAGCGGAGGTGCAGACGAAGAAATGGATGAACGTACCAAAGCTGTAAATACGGTTGAGTGTCAGAAGCAGGAACAGAGGGTTTATCAACCTGGACAAGGGTTTAAAGTTGTGTCCGATGTTCCGGTGGAAGATCGCGACAAGAAAGCGCGGGAAGAAAGTGAAAAACGCGGAAAAGCTTTAAAAGAAAATAGGTCTGTTACTATTGCGACGACTGGAATTATCTTGCCTCAACATCAGGCGACAGATATTCGGCCGACCTTCAATGAGGTTTCTAGCTTACTTGATCGCGTCTTTATTAAACCTCTTCCAGGCGGTGAATCTTTTAAGCAACCTTATATTAAAGGCTATGGAATTGGCGATTACACCTCTGAAGGTGGCGATTATGCAACTGCCGAACCTACTTTTGGATATGCGGAAATTAATAAAACTAAGATTACTGCTTATGCTGAGGATACCGAAGAGCTTCAAAAATTGCCTGCTGCTGATTACGATGCTGAGGTCATTAAAGGGATTCGGATTGCAGCTAGGAAAAAGATTACTCGCGAGATTCTTGTCGGCGACGGTTCGACCGGACATCTCGTTGGTATTTTCAGTGATAAAGCGACTGCTATCGACGCTAATACAGATTTGGAATTGGCTGAAATTAACAACAATACGTTGGACGAAATTATTTTCAGCTATGGCGGTGATGAGGACGTAGAAGACGCTGCGGTATTGATTTTGAGTAAAGTTGATCTCAAAAAATTCTCGCAATTACGCACAGCTGACGGAAAGAAATTCCATAATATTGTAACTAACGGTAATGTTGGGACCATTGATGGAATCCCATTCATCATTAATAGCGCCTGTAAACCTCTCAGCGCAGCTGGAACCGCCGCTGGAGAGTATTGTATGGCCTATGGTCCGCTTTCAAATTATATGCTTTGCGTATTCAGCGATATGGATGTTCAACGGTCTACCGACTATAAATTCAAGCAAGGCATGATTGCACATAAAGGAAGTATTTTCCTTGGTGGAAACGTTGTTAGCAAAAATGGATTCCTTCGGATTAAGAAGGCGTCTGCTGCTTAATCATAGTAGAGCGGAGGGAGAGTAGTAATGCGCTCTCCCTCTTTGCTTTTTAAAAGAGGTGGTGATGAACATTGGAAGTGGCTGTCGTAAAGTCATTTATTGATAAGAACACCCAAAAAGCCTATAATGTCGGTTCTGTTTATGTATCGGACGATCAAGAGAGGATCATAGAATTGCAGAATGGTGGGTATTTAGATCCGAACGTAAAAATTAAAACAGCCAAAGCAGAAGCGAAAAAGACGAAGAAAGTAGCTGAGGCTCCCGGGGCGGTGGAGTAAATGATTTTAACTCAGCAAGAGGCAGCTGAATTACTGAATTATTTAACAGTAGACGAGATGCCGGAAAAAGTAATCTCTGTGTTTCTACCGGCTGTCGATGCATTTTTAAAAAATGCCACAGGATTTGATTGGGGAATATTGACTGATACCTATACGATGATTGACCCGTTAGCCAAAATGGCTGCAGGAGTTTTACTCGTTCGGTGGTTTGATGACCCAAGTTTGATAGGAAAAGCTGATGATGCCGGAATTGTTGGGCTGATTGGCCAGTTGAGAGCGAAAGTTGGCGAATTAACATGATTAGAACCGGAGAACTACAATATCTGATAACACTTCAGGAATATCAGCGCACTCCGGACGGGCAAGGAGGTTTCAAATCAGAATGGGTCACAGTCGCAAAGATGATGGCTAAATTTGCAAAACCGAAACTCGCAACCGTTCCAGAAACTGGGACGATTATCAGCGACATGACACGCGAAATATCGATTCGGCGCCGAACTGATGTTCGAAAAGGATGGCGGGTATTATACGCAGGCCGCATTTTCGATGTAGAACATACTTATGACCATGACCGAACTACAACGGTTTTGGTCTGTCGAGAGGTCGTGAAATAATGACTCGTGGATATGGATTTCGAGTAAATTTTTCGGTGCCGGAACTGAGCGAAACCGTCCGGCAGATTAAATATTACGATGGTAAAACCGCTTTGAAAGTCGAAGAACAAGTTAAAAAATCCACTAGAGTCATCGGAGATGGAGCGCGTCGAAGGGTTCGGGTCCTAAGTGGCGACCTTAAAAAATCAATCTCAACTCGGTTTGATGCCAAAACCATCACTGGATATATCGCCGCTCGACAGCCATATGCACATCTCGTTGAATTTGGGGCAAAAGCAACTGTTACTAAACCCACCAGGCAAAGAAAAGCCTTGAAGATTCCCTGGAAAGGCGGTTTGGGTATTGGTGGCATGTATTATGCTGCTAAAGCCGACATTCCCAAACGTCGAGAAAGGCCGTTTATGCGACCCGCATTTGAAGAAGAGAAACCCAATTTAATCAAGGGTATCAAGGAGGCGGTTAAACCTTGATTGTTCGTAGAATTCCAATGAACGCCCTTCAACGGGGCGTTTATTCTATTTTGTCGCAATATCAGACTACTCCGGTTTATGACGATGTGCCGAGCGATGCTAAATTGCCATACTTAACGCTTGGATCATTCACCTGTAAACAAACCGGAAATAAAACGGCTGATATCTGTGATATTTCACTCCAAATCCACATCTGGAGTGAATACGAAGGCAAAAAAGAGGTCAACGAAATTGCCAATGATGTCACAGCGGTTTTGACATCGTGGCCCATTGATTTATCAGAAGAAAACTTTAACGTCATGAGTCAAGATGTCGATTTCTTCGAGGCTTTTCCCGAGGAAACGGCTGGTTATCATGGCGTCATTACTTTTGTTGCGAAAATTCAAAATTTAGGAGGTAGATAAAATGCTAAAATTTGATTTACAACGGTTTGCAGCGACGTTGCCGGATAACCCAAGCACGTCTAACGCAACAGTAGGTAAAGATTATCTATTGTACGTCAATACCGGAACCGTCACGGTACCTACATGGACGTTGATTGGCGGACAACGTGGAAGCTCATTGAGCCGGAACGCCGATAGTATCGATGTTAGTCACAAAACATCTGGTGGCTGGAAATCGTCCAAAGCTGGATTGCGTGGCTGGTCCATTGATTTAGACGGACTCGTTTTACTAAACGACGATGGCATTGAAGCTCTTGAAACCGCTTTTAACGAAGGGAAAGAAATTCAAGTTAAATTTGAATATCCAAACAAAAAGTATCGTACTGGATGGGCCGCTATTACCGATTTGTCCATTGAAACCCCGCACGACGGCGAAGCCTCTTTGAGCGGGACACTCGAGGGCAACGGCGCTCTGTCTGATTTGATTGACCCTGAGGAATAAAACTTACGCCCCGGTTAATCCGGGGCTTTAATTTTGAAAATAACGCTATTAGCGATAACAAATATAAAAGGAGTTGTTATTATGAAAAAATCAGTACCTTTTGAATTGTTTGGCGAAAATCAATATATTATGTTTGATATTTTGAGACTCATCGAACTTGAAAAAGCTATGGGAATGTCGATTATGCGGATAGCCGCTGAACAAGATATTAGTATTAATTTTTGCATCAATGCACTCGCAATCGGCATGCAACAACATCATAGACCTGATCCCAAATATTATGCCGAAAAAATTGAGGAATATCTTGAAAGCGGAGGCAGCATAACTGATATTGCCTTGCCAATTATCGAAGCGATTATGGCAACGGGCATTTTTGGCGGAACAAAAAAGGAGAAAAAGATGGCAAAAAACGCGAAGAAGGAGACGGGGGAGGATTAACCGTCTCCTGTTTTGCCGAATGGGTGGAATGGGCTGAACCTATTGCGTATGGACCATTAGAATTAAAACCGTGGGAATTCGAACAGTTACAGCCGCATGAGTTTTATAAGCTCTATGAAGGGTTTGTTTGGCGGCAGGAACAGCAAGAAGCGTTAGCCGCCTATTTTGTTTCTCATCTTATGAACATTTCTGGCAAAGTCGCAAAACGAACGATACAACCCAAGGATTTATTAAAGCCGCTTAGACAAGCATCTAAGCAACGCGATAAAAAAGTGGATGAAGAGTATTTAAAAGATATATTTAAAGATTCCCTCCAGAAAGGAGGTATATAATTGGCGACTATAGCTGAATTACTTGTAAAAATCGGCGGAGATAGCAGTGGATTACAAAAAGAACTTAATGCTGCTCAACGCCAAATTAAAAGAGCATTTGGTCAGGAGGCTCTTTCTTTTTCGAAAAAGGCGGCTGGTGTATTAGGCGCATTTACGGCTGCTCTTGGCGCTGTGGGTGTTGCAGGAGTTGTGACCGCTGGCAAATTAAAAATGACCGAACGGGCCTTTGAAACATTAACCGGAAGTGCTGAAGGCGCAAAACAAATGCTATCTGATTTACGGAAACTTGACGACCAATCCTCTTTGGATTTTGAAAGTCTTTCAAAAGGCGCACAAAGGTTATTAGCATTTAAGTTTGCGGCTCAGGACGTAGTGCCGATTTTAAATGTAGTTGGTGATGCCAGCGCGGCGCTTGGAAAAGGTGCGGAAGGCGTTGAGAGAATTAGTTTAGCTCTCGCTCAAATTCAGGCAAAGGGCAGGGCACAAGGAGAGGAATTATTGCAACTTGCCGAAGCAGGAATCAACGCTTATGATTATCTCGCCGATTATCTCGGTGTTTCGGTGCCGCAATTGATGAAACAGATCCAAAAAGGCGCGGTTGATTCCACAACAGCCATCAATGCCATTTTGCTTGGTATGCAGAACGATTATCGTGGTATGATGGAAAAAATGGCCAACGAAACGCCGGTTGTTTGGGATACTATTAAATCCAATTTCGTGCAAATTTTGGCCAGTTTTGGTTCCGAACTCGAAAAAGCGTTGGGCATTAATAAAATCCTCCAAAACATCCGCGACCAACTAGTTGATTTTAAGGCCGCGGTTGAGCAAGTTGGAATAAATGAGGCTTTAAGAAATTTGGTTCCTCCATACGTAACAGCATCCGTTTTTTCGTTCGCCGGCGCAGTTGGCGGCACGGCTACATTAGCGCTTGTTAAATTCGCACAAGCATTAAAAATTGCCGTTGTGCCTATGCTCAAATTTATTGGCATTGGTGCTGGTATCGGTCTTTTAGCGTGGGCCATTTGGAAAGGATGGGAACCTCTTTCGACGCTGTTTTCCGGATTGTGGCAGAATATCGTTGGAAGTTGTAAATGGGCATGGTCGCTTATTGAAACTATCATTTACGGTGCGTTAGCTGGAGTTTTTAATGCTATTGATTGGGTTTTTAAAAAAATAGGCGTCCAAAATCCATTAGCCGGATTTACCGAACAATTGAACGCCCATCTTAATCGCGCAACCACTAACATGAAATCCGCTCAAGCCGACATGAACGAAGGCGTGCAAAAAATGATTGATGGCGGAAAAAATTTTGCAAAATCGCTATTTAACAGCTTTAAAGAGATTGGAGATGGCGCGAAGGATTTACAAAAAGAATTTAAAGGATTAAGCAATATTTCGGTCGGCGGCGGAGTTGATGAAGGAGCATTTGAAAAACTTCAAAAAGAAGCCAAACGTATCAGCGAATCCATCGAGCGCGAATGGGTCCAGATGACCAAAACAGAGGAAGAGCGGCTCGAAATTTGGTATCAGGAACAATTAGCTGCATTAGAGAAATCCAAAGCGGCTAATGAAAATTATGAGCGTGATTTACAACGATTGAAAGAGACCTATGCCGCAAAAGCTCAGAAACTAGCCGAGGACAAGGCTGAAAAAGAAGAGCGCAAGCTTGAACGCCTGAGGGATAAAGCTAAATCTATCAGTGAATCTATTGAGCGTGAATGGGTACAAACCACGAAAACGGAACTTGAACAGCTTGAAATTTGGAAAGCCGAACAAATCAAAGCGCTCGAAGAAACAAAAGATTATAACGAAAATTATCAGCGCGATTTAGAGCGCGTCGAAGCTGTATATTCCCAGCGTCGCTTGAAAATTCTTGAGGATGAATATGAAAAGCGGAAGAATATGTGGAATGATATGCTTCAAAAGGCGCGTGACGCCGGAGATATTTCGGCTTATATGAATTTATTGAATAGCGAACGGGCATTATTTGAGCAAGATTTGGTTGGCCGTCAAGCTCTAATTGATCAATATTATCAATACTGGGAAGAAACCCATAGGTCTACTATGGACCGCATGGCAGAAGTTATGGGCGGACTTTATAGCGGTCTCGAAAACTTTTTCGTTGACGTTATCAATAACGCAAAGAGTATCGGTGACGCTTGGCAAAGCCTTAAAAATGCTGTTTTGGCTATGATTGGTCAAATGGTCGCTAAGTGGATGGCGTCACAAATTATGATGAAAGTATTCGGACAAACCATGCAATCTACGTTAGCTGCTGCCTCAGTTGCAACAGCCGGATCTATTTCTGCCGCATGGGCACCGGCGGCGGCTATGGTGTCGTTGGCGACGATGGGGGCTAATGCCGGTCCGGCAATGTCCGGAATCACGGCGACCACGGCATTGAGCGAAGGGCTTGCAAGGATTCCGGCCCTTGCTGAAGGTGGTATCACCACCGGACCAACCATTGCCGAAATCGGCGAAGGTCGATACCGCGAGGCTGTGATACCGCTCAATCGGAGGTACTTCGAAAAAGTCGGCTTGGTGGACAAGAAAGAACCACAGTCGAACTTTGTTTTCAGTCCAACGATACAGACGATTGATAGCAAATCCTTTAGGCGTTGGCTCGACGATGGCGGCGGCAATGTGATGATCGATTGGATGCGTAAGGCTTACCGCGAATTTGAGCCTGTGGGGGTATGAATATGAGTTATCCTGTATTTATTAGTCCTCCTAGCATGGCGTGGAACTCAACTAAAACCCAAAAATGGAACACTGAAATACAAAAATCTGCCAGCGGGAGACGTAAAACGCTCTCTCGCTGGTCATATCCAGAGTATGAATTAAACTGTTCTTACACCTGCCTAAACCCAGCGGAAATTGATTATGTTGCTGGATTTTTTGCTAAAATGCGCGGACAGGCTGGAACTTTTCTTTGGAAAGACGACCAGGATTATAAAATCGAAAATTCTCTGATTGGAATCGGAGATGGATTTACTACCGGATTTCAACTTTTAAGGGATTTAGGTGGGCAATTTTACGAGCCGATCCTTGATGTTGTTCCTGGAACGCTAAAAGTCTATGTTGACGACGTTAAAACGAATGTGACATTATATGAAGATGGTTTGATTGAATTTCTCTCTGCTCCTGCCGCCGGCTCGATTATAACCGCATCTTGTGAATATTACTGGCGTGTAGCGTTTGCTGATGATTCTTTGACCTGGGAGCATTTCTGGTACAATTTTTATCGCCTAAAATCAGTTAAGTTGGTGACTGTTAAATGAAAAAGGTATCGCCCGAATTGATGGCATATCTGCATAGCAAGAAAGAGTTTATAATCTGT